CTTCTGATTTTACTCCATCAACGACACCATTTTCTAATGATAGTAATACAATATTATTAACTTGTCAACATTCTGCACCAGATAAAACTACTAATGGTGCAATTCATCTTAATGGCGGTTATGTTAGTACTACTGCAAATTCTGACTTTACAATGGGTACAGGAGATTTTACTATTGAAACATGGTTCAAATATACTCACTCGTCTACTCTATCAGGAAATAAATATCTTGTTGACTTAGGATCTAATGGTATGAGACTTACTTTCTCTAGTGGACATATCTATGCTAATGATGGTGGTCAATATATTGATTGGCATCTTACTAATGATATAACTAGTATAAAGACAACTAAATGGTATCATCTTGCTTTTGTTAGAAGTGGCACAAATATTTACCTTTATTTTGATGGCGTACAAAAAGGTACTCTTGGTAGTTCTAGTCATAATCATAATACTAATACTATCAGAATAGGTGGTTATGGTGGTAATGGAAATTATAATTGGCCTGGATATATTTCAGACTTTAGGATTGTGAAGGGCAAAGCAGTTTACACTGGTGCTTTTTCACCACCTACTGGCCCACTGACTAAAACTGGTGGTACTTATCCTAATAATACAAATAGAACTGATCCTACTGCTGCTGAAACAGTATTATTAGTTGGTACTAATTCAAGCAGTATTACAGATATAAGTGATACACCGCATACTATGACTACTGCTGGTGGCACAGTTTCAGCAACAACAGGTGTTCAAAATATAGCTCCTGATGCTAGTACAAATAATTTTGATTTAATAGCAAATGGCGATGTACATAATGCTAAATATTGGCCTTTTGGTTATAACGGATAAAAACTAATAAATAGATATAAATTTACTGTGGATAGGGAAACAGAAAAATGGCTACAAAGAAAAAATTTCTTGCTAAACATGGTTTAGCTGTTAACACTTCAAGTGGATCAACTACAACTCTTAATTATCCTACGGCCGATGGTTCTGCTAATCAGTTTATAAAAACTGACGGTTCTGGTGCTTTATCATTTGCTTCTGTGGCTGATAATTTTTTAGCATTATCAGACACACCTTCTGCTTTTACTGGTAATAACGGTAAAGGTATTTTAGTTAAAGCCGACGGAACTGGATTAGAGTTCGGAGGTGGTACGGTTGTCAATAGTGTTAATCGACATGAACTTAGTGGTAATGGAAGTACGGCTTTTACACTTGGAACAACTTACTCAAGTGGAAATCACATTTTTGTTTTTGTTGATGGTGTTATTCAAAATACCCCAGCAAACTATAGTTTATCAGGTACAACTTTAACATTTACAGCTGCTCCAGAAAACGGTGCAGATATACTAGTTATGGGATTCTTACCATCTGCTGGTATTATTGATGTAGGTGATTTAATTCCAGATGTTGATAGTTCTCGAGATCTTGGTAGTACAAGTAAAATGTTTAATAATCTGTTTGTCAATAAGATTGCTGCAGATAGTGATGTTACAATTGCTGGTACTTTAAACGGACATTCAGTTCCTGCAGGTTCACCCGGGGGTAAGTTTTTATTAGCAACCGAAGTAACTACGATCGGTAATGGTGGCGCATCTGGTAGTGGTACTTTAGCAGCAACGGCTTCTGCTTCAGGTGTTACATTACAATATAGTCCACCGACACCGGCTGGTATTGGTGCTCTAGCAACAAACGGTGATGGAGCCAATCTGACTAATTTAAGTGCATCCGCACTTGCAACAGGTACAGTGGCCATGGCAAGAATCAGTGCATCTGCATTAACAGCGCATATTAATTCGACAGTTGCTCCGGTTTTTTCAAATATTACAACTACGCCGACTACGCTTTCTGGTTATGGAATTACAGATGCTGTTACAGCCACCAGTACAACTACTCTTACTAATAAAACCTTTGATGCAGACGGTACAGGTAATTCAATTACTAATATTGAAAATGCAAATATTAAGTCAGCGGCCGCAATTGATGCAGCTAAAATTGCAGACGGCACTGTGTCAAACACAGAATTTGAATATATCAATTCTTTATCTTCAAATGTTCAAAATCAATTAAATGAATTAACCGCTGTTAAAATTTCAGATTTAAGCGATGATACTTCACCACAACTTGCCGGATCATTAGATGTAAATGGACAAAACATTGTTTCAGTATCAAATGGAAACATTGCACTTATTCCAGACGGTAGCGGTCAAACAAGAATTACTAATTTACAATATGACGAAGATGTTCATGACATAGGCACAACAGGCGGAACGATTACTCCAGATGTTACAAACGGTAATATTCAAACAATTGTTTTAAATAGTAATTTAACGATAAATGCTTTGAATAACCCTATTGCTGGACAAAGTTTAACTCTAATTATCAATACTAATGGCACAGGAAGAACATTAACATCTAGTTTTTTATTTGCTGGAGGTAATAAAACATTATCAACTTCAAACACTAAAGATATTATGACTGTATTTTATGATGGTAGTAATTATTATGCTAATCTTGTAACAAATTATAGCTAAAGGATTTGAATAATGATGCCATTAGGTTTTGCTAGAGGAGTTTTTGCTCAATCAGATGCTGGAATTGATCCGACTTCTTCACACAATTATACTGATAATATTGGTAGTGCTATTAGTGCGTTAAATGCAAATTTGAATCAAAGTTATTCTCCTACAAATAGTACGCATTTTAGTGCGATAGTGAGTCATATACAATCTGCAGGATATACATTAGTAGCTACTCCTAGATATGGCGCTATAGCTGAAACTCTTTATAATGTTGCTGACGTAGCAGCATATAATGCTATGGGCCGCTTTAAAGATAATGTATTTCGTTATGACAATTATAAAGAAAGTGGCGCCATTTTTAATAATTTAGGGAGTTCAAATGGAAGTCCTAGTTGGTCTAGTCCAAGCCATTTAAGAGTTAGTGGAGGATTTAATACCACTTATAGTCAGTCGGCTATGGACGATCATCCTTTTTTATGTTTAGCTTTTTGGGACGGCGGAACTTATAAAGGAACTTTAACATTTGCTTATCATGATATGACAAGTTCATCTGTTCATGCTATTGGTGGAGGTGTTAGTGGTAATCTTCCGGCCGGTGTACACAGATTATATGATCTATTTTATCCAAGCCAAAGTAGAAATATTTATGTTCATCGTATTGGTCCAAGTTCTAGTGGGTTCTTTATGAGTACTCAAAGTACTATCATGTCGCACGAAGCACAGTTTCATGTTACGCACGGTACTCATAGTAATGGCGTTTTTAGCGCTGATGATGGACAGTGGGGTTTCATAGCAAATCAATCAGGTGCTGGTGGTGGTTCTGGTGATATTGGTATGGGCTCACACCAAAGTTCCTCTTATGGTTTTGAAAATAAAAACGATAACGATACTGGCGGCACTGCAGGTTCATTTTATTGGGGAAGTCAATCTAGTAGTACAAATTATCATTGTTTTGTATTTACTAAATTCGTATAAATAGGATAAAATAGAGGAAATTATGGCAAATCCAAATTCCAGAGATAAATTAATACAATATTGTAAGAGAAAACTTGGTGAGCCAGTTATCGAAGTCAATGTTGATGAAGATCAAATTGAAGATCGTATAGATGAAGCTTTACAGTATTTTCAAGAATATCACTCTGATGGTACATTTAGAGCTTATCTTAAACATCAAATTACTGCTGATGATGTAGCCAATAAGTATATTACGATAATGGACAGCGTTCTTTATATTAAAAGACTAATTCCATTTGGAACTAGTTTTGGAGCATCGTTTAATTTTTTCGATATAAAATATCAAATGATGTTAAACGATATAGCCGACTTACAGAATTTTGCGGGTGATTTAGCTTACTACGAACAGCTTCAACAATACTTGTCTTTATTAGATCAAAAGCTTAATGGTGCTCCGCAAATTGAATGGTCAAGAAAACAAAGAAGACTTTATATTTTTGGTGATTGGGCGGATAAAGATATTAAATTAAACGATTATATAATTGCAGAAGTATTCGCGATAGTAGATGCTGATTCACATACTTCAGTTTATAATGATCTTTGGTTAAAGGCATATGCAACTTCTTTAATTAAAGAACAATGGGGAATAAATCTTATGAAATTTGAAGGAATGCAATTACCGGGTGGTGTTATTATTAATGGAAGACAGTTATACGACGATGCTCAAGGAGAATTAGAAGCACTTAGAGAAAGATTAAGATTAGAACACGAAATGCCAGTAGATATGTTTGTAGGATAATATGCCAACTAACTTTAATATCAGATCAAATGTTAAATCAGAACAAACTCTTTACGAAAATCTCGTAATAGAATCGTTAAAGATATATGGACAAGATTGTTATTATTTACCAAGAACTGTTGTAAACGAAAACAGAGTTTTTGCTGAAGATGTTCCATCTACGTTTGATGATGCATATAAAATTGAAATGTATATCGAGAATATTGAAGGATTTGATGGCGAAGGCGATCTGTTTACTAAGTTCGGTGTTGAAATAAGAGATGAAGCAACTTTTGTTGTATCAAGAAGAAGATGGAAAGAAACTGTAACTCGCGCTAATAATCAAATAAGTTCAAATCGTCCGAGAGAAGGTGATTTAATTTATTCTATTATGAGTAATAAAATATTTGAAATTACACATGTAGAGCATGAACAGCCATTTTTTCAATTACAAAACGTTCCGGTATTTAAATGCCGCGCACAATTATTTGAATATTCTGGCGAAGATATGGATACTGGTATTGCTAAGCTTGATGCCATTGATAAAGACTTCGCATATACATATAATCTTATATTACAGAATGATACTAATTTAATTACTAACGGTATGACTATTAGTCAAATGTTAGATAGCGCTGAAAACATTTCAATTACAGGTGAAGTTTCTAATTATAATAGTACTACAAAAACATTAAGTTTAATTCATGTAGGTGCAACTGATGGTAAGTTTCATAATTTTAATTTAAATAGAATTATAACAATACCTGATGGTACTGGATTAGCTATAACTGGTATTACAGAAGATAATAAACTTTCTAATAATGAACAAAATACCGACTTTACTACTTCAACTGATTTCTTAGATTTTAGTGAAAATAATCCATTCGGTGATGTGGAGAATAATTAATGGCAGATGATTTTTTTGATTTTGGATTTACGGCAGTTGATGAAGATGAATTAGAAGCAGTTCAAACAGCTACTAAAAAGGTTGAAACCGTATCTACTGATGCAACAGCAATTAAAGATAAATTAGATGGATTATTTAATGCAATAATACCATTACTTAATAATTTAAAAAAGAATCCAGAAAAAGAATATATACTTTGGCCTGATAGGTTAGCTAAAGTAGAAGCATTTGAAGATCATCTTCAAAAGATCTATGAGGCTTAATCATGTTCGGTACTCATTTCTATCATGAAAAGACAAAAAAATGTGTTGCTATATTTGGTAGACTATTTAATAATATTTATGTTATTCGAAAAAATTCAAGTGGTAAGGTTATAAGTCAAGTCAAAGTACCATTATCATATGCGCCAAAAGCAAAATATTTAGAAAGAATAAGAGAAAATCCGGATTTAAGAGAAGATACAAGAGTTGCTATAAAGTTACCACGTATGTCTTTTGAAATTACTAATATTGCATACGATACAACTCGACAATTATCTAAATTAAATAATTTTACAAATACTGGAACTATTAATTTAAGCAGGCAGAAATTTAATACTGCGGTACCGTATGTTATTGGATTTCAATTAAATGCATATGCTAAAACCCAAGATGATGCTTTACAAATTGTAGAACAAATATTACCAACTTTTAATCCGCAATATACTTTAACTATAAAACCATTTATGAGTGAGCATCCAAATTTTTTAGAAGATATTCCGATTAGTATTGCTGGTGTAGGATTTGCCGATGATTATGAAGGAGATTTAGGAAGTAGAAGAACGATTATATACACTTTAGATTTTGAAATGAGAACAAATTTTTATAGTAATATTCCGACTTCTAAGATTATAAGAAAATCTGTTGCAAAAGTATTTAATCCGAGAGTTGGTTTTTTAGATTCAGCTCGAGGTTTAACAACTGATTCAGATGTTAGATTACAAACAGTTCAAATAGATCCTAATCCTATAACAACTATTGGTGATCCTGATAGTGATTTTGGATTTACTACAACAATATGGGGTCAAGATAGCGACGGAGGCTTTGGTAGCTAATGAAGTACATAAAAGATATAACAGTTTTAATTTTAGTAGTTGGTTTGATGGGACTATTAGGATTAATAGTAGTAGATGAATTTATGATGGCAAACGCTCATGGCGGAAAATTAGATGCAAGTATTATTGAATTATTACAAATGGCGATAACCGGTATTGTAGGTATTGTTGCTGGTTACGTATCAGGAAAGGGTAGTTCATGAAAACCTTTAAAGAAGCTTGTTGGGATAGTCATAAACAAGTTGGTATGAAAAAGAAAAATGGAAAAATGGTGCCAAATTGTGTTCCTAAAGAAGATCGTGAATCAAATCCGGTAAGTACTTCGAAGAAAAGTGGTAATTTTTTACCGGTTTCAAAGGGAGCTGGAATGACAGCAAAAGGAGTTGCTGCATATAGAAGAAAAAATCCCGGAAGTAATCTTAAAACAGCAGTTACTACTGCTCCAAGTAAATTAAAACCTGGTAGCAAAGCAGCCGCAAGACGTAAATCATTCTGTGCTCGTTCAAAAAGTTGGACAGGCGAAAGAGGTAAAGCTGCTAGGCGTAGATGGAATTGTTAAATGTCTGATAAAATTAAAAGTGATTATGAATATTCACGTGAAACTTATTATGAACTATTAGAAAAAGGTAAAGATAGTTTAGAAACGATGATGCAAGTTGCTAGAGAATCTGAGCATCCTCGTGCATTTGAAGTATTATCTAATATGATAAAAAATTTATCGGATGTTAACGATAGATTAATGGATCTAAATAAAAAGAATAAAGATTTAGAAGAACCACTAAAAAAAGTTGAACACCAACAAAATAATATATTTTTAGGATCTACTGCAGATTTGCAAAAATTATTAAAAGAGAAAGATGAAAAGGTTGTAGATGCATCAAGTACAGAGTTATCTAGGGAATCCTAATGTAAAAAAAGACGGTGTTGTACAACAATGGTCTGCTGAATTAGTTACTGAATATTCTAGATGTATGAAAAGCCCTTCATATTTTGCAGAAAAATATTGTAAAATTATTTCGTTAGATAAAGGTCTTGTACCTTTTAAATTATATCCTTATCAAAAGAAAATGTTTAACCAATTTGAGGAGAATAGGTTTAATGTCGTTCTCGCATGTCGTCAATCTGGTAAGTCAATCAGTGCGTGTGCCTACCTATTATG